CACCTATGCCAGATGCGATTGCGGTGATTGCTGTGTCATTGGTTGCTGTGACTTCCAAGCTCGCGCCTGAATCATTGTTGATGTTTGCAGCTTTGATGTTGAGAATAGCCATCCCATCGCTCGTCGTTGCGCCTGTCACGCTGTTCGGGCCAGCTGCGCCTGTGGCTCCGGTTGCGCCTGCGGGAATGCCAAAGTTCAGCACTGCCGCACTTGTCGTGCCGCTGTTGCTCACCGTGGCAGATGCGCCAGGGCTTAGCGTTGTCGTCGTGCCTACTGTCACGGTTGCGGCATCGCCCTTTTCCGCTTGAACGGCGACTTCCACAGTGCCGCCGTCTGTCGTCGTCACTGACACGGTTTCTTCCACCGTAGTCACATCAAGATTTACTGTCTCTGCCATATTATCGTGATTCTGGTTGCAATACCGTTAGACTGCCGCGTAAGTAGGTTTTAACTCTGCCGTTTGTGTCCGTGCATTTGATAGAGTAAACGTAAAAGCCTGGAGCAAGATCAAGCTCGGTAATCGCGTTCACTGTAAATGCCCATGTCGCTGCGTTTGTGATTGTGATGCCGTTGCCGCTTGTCAGTGTCTTAGCTGTGGTGCAGTTGTTGACATTGTTTAGGCGAAAATCAATTTCAACCGATGCCAAAGCAGCAAGACTTGTCGGAGTGCGCGTGATGACAAACGGCACAGCGTCCAAAGTGTCACCTTGGAATGTAGTAGGAAAGTTATATGTGCCGAATGTTGCCATAAAATCAAAGTTCGATTGCGACGAATTGCACAAGGCAAGATGCGGTGTCAGCTTTGGCATATACCGTGCCGCTGCTAGGTTCAAAAACCGCGCAATCTAGCGGGCGGATTTTCAACTTAAAAACCGTCAATCCAGAGTCGCCGCCAATTTCCACAAAGTTCGTTGCGTCGAGATTTTTGATGGCTAGCTGCCGTGGTGCGCCTGTAATATCGCCAAGGTTCAGCGTCTCCGCGGTCGTGCCGATGTTTTGCGTTGCTTGCGTCATATCAGCCCCCGCCATGTCAAAGCGTTCTCTGCTATCAATCGTGACGGTTGCGCCGCCCTTTGTCGCTGATACTTTGATATTCTGCGTGATCTCGTTTGCCATAACTAAGGGAGCGTGTCAAATAGTGCTGCCGCGAATCTTTTTGCGCAGTGCCGCCATTTTCATTCCAGCGATTTGCCGCTTCTCGCAGTCTCGTTTTGCGTGTATTTCATGACGATTCCCGAAGCAAACAATCTCCGTTTTTGAGTAATTGCGCTCATCGTTTTTGTATTGATAGCTTTTTGCGTATTTTGTCCACGGCATTGATTTGCACTTGTCCCCGTATAGATGCAATGCGTATGAGCCGATCAAAATATCCTCTGGTGGATTTCCCCACCTTTCAATTTTCTTCGTTTCCTTCAAAATGCTTTGCGCTGCGTCATTTCTCAAATATCTGGCAACTCCGATGAACAATCTTTCATTTCCTGCGTTCAATCCGCAAATCGGAGCGTTTTCATCAATCCACGAATTTCTAAAAATCAACGTGTCAGAATCTATTTTTAGCGCACCTTTGTGGTTTTGAAATTTTTTAGCCATGGCAATTTGAAATGACAAAATGCCATCTACCGCTGCCCATCCGTTCAAGTTTCCGTTTGATTTCCATGCTCGCTTTTCGTAATGATCTGGTGCAATCAAGTCAATCGTCTCATTGCTGATAGAATTGGCCTCATCATCATTTATGCAAATAACTGATTCGGGAAAACAAGCGCGGAAAGATTCCACGCTTTCAATCAAGCAAGCTGTATCAGCGCCGTATGTAAACCAAAGTCCGATCATGGTGGTGTGAATGTTTCGCAGGTTGTGACGTTGTATTCAACAAGATTGCTTGATGCTGGTATCAAGTCCACATCTTCATCAATTCCAGCCAATCTGCCACTACAAAAGCGCAGCCGCGCAAGTTGCTCCCCTGGTTCTTCCGGTGCTGATTCGCTAGGACAAGCCAATACTCTGTAATCCGCCGTTAACCCTGTTTCATGGTAAACGTGACTACCTGAAAGTAATGGTTTCAATCTTGGGACTCCATCAATCGTAACAAGTTTTGCCAACTTGTAATAATAAATGCCTGGTTGCGTGCCGATTAAATTTGTTGATGTTTCGCCATCTGCCAAAACTCCCAATTCGACATCCGCACCGATAACCGCGCCATTTGCATCCTCTGGCACAATCAGATAAATCACCTCGTTCACCGCAATGGCAAACTTTTCCGGCAATCCAGTTCCGACATTTACGCGATTATTCGCTTCGTGCAAAATCAAAGCATCTTGCGCGATCCCTGCTGTTCTATTCAACTCAACCAATCTCCCATCATTCACTGTCACATAATACGTCACGGGCGAGCTTGCCGCAGTCTCAAATAGATTCACACCGAACGGTTGTAAGTATGCTCTGCGACGACTTCCATTTTTTGTGAGATTGCCAACCTGCGATAACTCATTGACGACACGGATAATGTCGTTAAATGATCGCGCTTTGATGTCATCTCCAGCTTTTACTAATGGGATTTTCTTGTGCATTATGCGGTGTAAATGAATGAGTCCCACCCGTCACGCTCGCTTAGTGTCCACTCTAGCGTTGTGCGGTATAAATCCCCTTGCTGGCTACTGCTAGCATTCGTCAATAGCCAATCCCTACCGCCTGTAGGTTCTGGAGGATTGCCCCGTGGTGTAGAGATTCTGCCAAGTGCGTTTAGCTGCGCGGGGGTTAGTTGGTCATCGCCCTCCGTTGATTCTGTCCACACGATTTGTGGGCGTAGGTATGTCGTGATTCCCGCCGCGAATCGTCTGGCAAACTCCAAAGCATCCGCGCCAAGCGTCACATTAAACGGCACCCATTCGTTAGAGTCCTCCCTGTAATTGCCGATAGTGGTATCTTGCTCACGATACAGAACATCACCTTGCAATAATGCGCCAAGGGCGAATCGTTCTTGTGCTGTTAGTAGTGCATACTTCGGATGATCTGTCAGCGGGAAATCTGTCAGCGTTCCAGATAGTTGATAAGTCGGCAAAGCATCCGCGCCCAAATCGCCTTCCTCGAATTGATTTGTGCCGCTGCCTGTTGCGGTCACGGAAAAGAAAATCAAGTCGCCTTCCACGCGAGAAAGTGATACCTCGCTGATTTGCAGAAACGAATCAAATGGCGATGGGATGCTAGGGTCAAGATCGGAAAGCAAAGTGCCTTTCGCAAAGCTCGATTGCGCCGTATCAAAATCCGCCGCTTGGATTGCAAACTCATGTTGCGCAACCCATCCGCCTTGTTCTGACTGCCTAGCGTTAAAGCCTGGTTGCGGTTTGATTTCGCCGCTGGTGAATCCTTTTATAGTCGCTGCCATATATTTCAGTTAGTGAATTTTGCTACTTGTGGAACTTTCACAAATGCTTTCAATACGCCATCTGTTACTGCGCTGCTCATTGTCTGCTCGTCGAATGGGTCGCGCGCATTGTAGTTGTTTGCTCCACTTAATGCGCCCATCATTGGATTGGTGAGATTTTGATTAAATCCCAATGCTAGCCTTGATGCGATTTCCGTTGCTTTTGCATCAATCATGGAATCGTTAATGGCAGTGCTGGATTTAGATAAATTGCCAGATTCAGCGGCTCTTGCCAACTCTGCCCCAAAACTTGTTTCATTACTTGTCGCATTGCGAATAAATGCCCCGACCTTGCCTAAAGGATCGCCAGGTAGTAATTGTAAAGAACCTGGAGCGTTTTCTAATGCGCCAGCAATTCCTCTGCCTAGCAGGTCGCCAAGATTACTCAAACCTGTGAGCAATGAGGCCTTTATGCCAACAATAACTAAGTCGCCAATATAATTGCCAATTAGCTCAAATCTCTTAGGATCGCCACTCACAGCGTCCGATATTGCAAGCCCAATGAATGTTCCAGCATCTGCGAATCTTTGCTCTAGCTTTGGCAATCCTACGTTTGCCGCATCAAGTGCGTCTTTTAGTCCCTCATTGAATCCCGTGCCGAACGCGATTTGCAGTTTGTCAACATTGTCTTTTGTTTGCGCAATCTTGGCGTTAGTGTTATTCGCGCCAAGTTCGATTGCCTTGTAGAACTTCCCGCCTGCGCTCGTAGCGTCCTTGAATGCTTGCGTGACTTCGCTTGCGGAAATGCCGCCAGCCTCCATGCGCTTTTTCAGCGTTGCCATGCTCTCGCCTGTTTTGAGCGCGATTTGCTGTAACGGGTTAAATCCAGCATTAACAAATTGCAATACCTCTTGACCCATCAAACGCCCTGCGGCTTGTGTCTGCGAGAATGCCAATGCAAGGCTTCCAAAGCGGTCTGCATTGCCCATGGAAATGTCAGCAAGCGCACGCATCATTGGCAATGTGTCATCAACTGAGATACCAAACGCCATCATGGTTTTTGCCGCTTGCGCATAGTCCTCGGATGACAATGGAGATTTTGCCGCCTCATCACGAAACTCTTTAATCATCGACTTTGCTTTATCAGTCGAGCCGACTAGCATTCCGATTTGCTGCGTTAAGTCTTCCATGCCAGCCGCCTTGCTTGACGACTGATTCAAGAACTCCATCGCCTGCCCTAACGATACATACGCCCCCGCCGCTGCCAATCCTGCCGCGCCAATACCTGCGATTTTTGCGCCGACATTAGAAACGCTACGATTTACGCCGCGCATAGTTTTCTCAAACTGCGATGCGTCACCTCTGATTTTAACGGTTAGTGCCATACAATACCTTCTATCTCTGCGTTCGTGTCAATTTGTTGCATCCTAGCAATACGATCTTGCAATGGTTCATACTCGCCCGTGCCGATGATCTTTTTGCGGAATGTCTTGATGCCTTTTCGATACAGAATCGCATGAAACAATTTCGCCGCTTCGTCCATTGGTAGCTCATACTTTACAAAGTCGGGCGACCATCCGTATTCATGGCAAAAAATATCAATGGCGGCGAATCCGTCATCAGGTGCGTCATGCGTTATGGCTTTCCCTCTGGAGTTTCGACCTGCGCCGCCTCTGCTAGTCCTAGGGTATCATTGATATGCGCGTTGACTTCCATCGCTTGTTCGTTTGTCATCAAGCATCCCGCTTCAATTGCGGCTGAGTGAAGTGATTCCATGCTTGAATGCAACTTGCACTCATCCGCTACGGATTCCGCTCGGCACAATGCCGCGAATGCGAAAACGGCACTTGTGCCTGCGTCACGTTGTTTGCCAAGATCGCTTGCAACATAGGCGCGAACCGTTGCCCATCGGAAGTCTGTTAGTGGTTTGATGTTCATTTTCTGTATAGTAGTTTTTCGAGTGTTGATTGAGTTTTTGCCGTGTCGTTTTTGCTAACAAAAGCCGTGCGCGTGCCGTGTTTAACTGCGGTGTATTCTGGAATCGTGCATTCATCCAGTAGCGTTTTCCAGTTGAGCAACGCGCATTTGATGTATGAGATCATTGTGCTTGGTAATTTCACATGCAAGTTATGATCTTGCCAAAGTGCCATATCAGATGCCGCCGCCCTGTCAAAGTGCCAGAAAAGACATTCATTGCCACGGGTAAAACCTTTGCACGGATGCCCTAGCGCAATCAAGGTTGCCGCCATAGCTGTGGATGCGCTCGATACGGTATCACCTCTTAGAATAGGGTCATAGTGCCATGCCTTGCCTTTTGCCGTGTCTGCTAGCTTTGACAATTCAGCGAACGCAACCTTGATGCGTGCTACTTCGTGATTCTGATTCGCCGCAATCCATTTCTCATCGTGCCAGGCTTTTGTAATGCTGCCGATTGTGTTTCCGTCGATAGATGCGCCTTTGAAATTCCAGATAGTGCGGATGCCTTTTATGCCCTCGCCTGTTGCGATTGTCCACGGTCGATCTGGATGCAATGGAACGTCCAACGCAATCGCTGTTGCTGCTATTTTCGCGTTAGACGTATCACCTTCCAAGGTGCTGAGATTCATATTCATAGTTCAGAAAACTATCAGGTTACAATCGTGGGGGAGTAAGTTCCGTTCAATTCAATGCGGCGATATTCTTCTGCGGCTTGCGTTTTTGTGATGCCCTTGACGATGTAGATGCCGCTGGTGACGTTGCCAATCAGGTGATCGTCTGGCGCGGTTGCAAGCGTGATACTTGCCGCAATCGTGCCACTGTATCCGCTTGTAGCTGGCACGAATCCAGACAAAGAGAATTGGATGCGCTCGTTATACATGGAGATTCCCGTGTCATCACCGGTGATGTTTTTGACCATCTTTTCATCTTGCTCGTAAGCTTGCGAACTGCCATCAAGAAGAAAGCCCGTTTGCTGCGTAGCGATGCCGAATAGTCCGTTAGTCGCGCCAAGTAAAGTTGCCATACCTTTTGCAGCGTGTCAAAAATTATGCTCTCTGCGCGTAGCATTCGCCCTCGAAAGTGCATTCCAATGTCGATTCATCCCATGACGGTGCGCCGTTTGAAAATTGCAGATAGTCAACAATCACGCCGTCTTCCATTACGGCATTAATCGCCGTTTTGAGCGTGCTAGGGTTGCTAAGAGCCGCCGATACGGTTTCCGCAAACTGCAATGCCGCATCACGGTCATCATCGCCACTGTGGGCGCGATAGATAACCTCTACGGTGATCTGTTCCACGGGTGACAACGCCAATCCGAATTTCTGCGATGCGGTAATCTTGACCGCCACAAGTGGCAATTCGATTTCGGTAAATGCTTCGCCGTCCACTACTGGCAATGATAGTTCGCCGGATAGATAATTGATAATCGCGGTTTTGAGTTTGTCGCTGGTCATATCTTATTGAGTTTCTTCGTTTCGCGTTTGATGTGCTGGTCAATTTTTTTATAGCCATTCAACAAGCCAGATTTCAATGCCGCTGTGACATGGCTATTTTTCATTGTTCGGCGGATATAGCTTAGATTGTTGGTCAAATAGATTGTGGGGCTAAGTGATAGCTTCGACATGCGCCCCCATCCGTTGCCCTTGCCCAAGTGCCGATTGATTTCCTCTTTGACCTTGATTTTTTTCAATGCGCTGCGTGATTTCGATACGATGCCGACAAGCATGTTTCCAGCTTCGACCCATGCCGCTTTTGCCAGTCCTGCGTTTTTTGCTTTACGCTCTCCAAGTCGTGCGCGTTCTTGCGGGTCAAATGGTTTTCCCTGATATTGCCCCTTGGTATTCAAATCCTTTGGCACTTGCCCCTTGCTGTTTCTTCGCGCTTTGTGCGCGGCCTCTATGCTGGTATTCGCGCCTTGCAAGTTGGCATTGCGAATTGCACGCTTAACCTGCTTTTCGATGGAGTTAGAAAATTTGCCAACTCGGTTTAATCCGAACGGTTGCACCTTTGATGCCAATGCCCTTGCTGATGCTATGCCGATTTCTTTAATGCCAGTTTCGATGCCATTGCCCGTCAAGCGCATGTATTCTTTCAACTTCGCTTTTGCTTCTGCCTTGCCTACGATTTCGACATGAATTTTCATCGTGATTCGTTAGGGTCAATCAGCGAGAAATGAATTGCAATCGTGCCAACGTCAACGCCATGCACTCGGTATGATATGCCGTCAACTGTGCATCGTTTGTTGATGAGTCTGCGTGGTTCTGTAACGTCACTCGGTTGCGCTGTGACCATGTTTTGAATGCTAGGTTCTAGTCCCCCTGTGTCGCCGTCGATGGTCTTCGTTGAGAGATTCGCAACCACGTTAAAAGTTTGCCCATCGCATACCATGACAGATACGCCCATCGTCGTATCACATTCGTCATTGTGCGATAGCATGAAATCATCAAGCAAGCTCATACTGTTTGCGGCGTGTCAAAAGTAACCCCCGCACCGTTTCCAGTGCGGGGGCTTGTCATGAATTACACACCACCAAGAAAGATTAGTCAGTCAGCAAGCAGATATGCTCAGGCTTGAGAACCTTCGCGCCCCACAGCACTCCGATTTCGTAGTGAACCATGCGATAGCCAGGGTAAACTGCAAGCTCAAAGCTCAATCCGCTGCGAGGGTCGGTAACAACTTCGCGCATCAGTGCGAGGTCGTTGCCGCCGATTGGCACTTCTGGCAAGCGAGTTGCAAGGATGATTGCGTTGCGGCTGAATGCTGCATTGGCATCTTGCGCGCTCAGCACTGTCACAGGGTCATTGTTGGCGATTGCCTTGATGAGTCCTGGGGCTGCGATGGTGATGTCTTGGTCGCCGTCTCCAGCCGTGCCAGTCGTCACCATGTAGGTATTGCCGCCAATGGTCACAAGAGAGCCAGCAGGGATACTGCCAGTGCCAGTGTCAACGTGAATCACGGTTTCGCCTACAGCGTAGCCAGCTACGTTGTCCACGAGGTAGTTTGCACCCGTGGCAGTTGCGGTGAGTCCGACTTGAGCGGATTCGCGCACGTTAAAGCCCATGATATTGCCCAGCACACCTTGACGAAGCAAGCCAGCATCGCCAGCATCGCCCACGTTGGTGAGTTGAGTCAAACCGCGCATTGCAGCGGATGCGGTAGTATTGAGAACCATGTGGCGGTCGCTAAGCGGCGTGCCACGGTCGTCAAGGAACTTCTTGGCGAACGCAGCGTCTTTCAGCGTTGCACTAAAAAGAGTGGTTGCATTAGGAGTGATGCCGCCCGATGCGCCAAGTGCCGCAGCGTCTGCAAGGTCGTTCTCAATCTCGTTAACAGCGGCACGGATGGCTTGTGCGATTTGATCTTGAGCGACAGTCAAAGTGCCTGCACCTTGATTCACTGCATACTGTTCTTCAGCACTCCAAGAAAACGGGAATGCCCGTGCCTTGGTGATGGTGATGTTCTCGTTGCCAACGGTCTGATCTGCGATTGCAGGGAAAGCCATGGCTGCGGTGATGTTCTTGCCTGCGGTATTAGCGGCAGTCTTGAACGAACGAAGATTTTGACCAACGGCAACACGATCAGCCGAAGCGTCACGGGTCACAGCAGGGATAAATCCGACAAGCTCACGGGAAACTACGTCAAGCGCAGAATAGGCGTCAGCAACTAGGTTGGTAAGGGTATTAGCCATTGTTTTGTATTAGTTAGAAATCTTCCCGCCCGATTTGATGAAGCTCATACGCTCGGCAGGTGTAAGCGCGTTGAACTCTGTGAGTGATTTCACATTGGAAATTGGTTTGTCTTCCACGCCTTCCACTGGAGGAACTCCAGCAGTGGCGAGAATTTCAGCGGCACGCGTTTCAGCGGATGCTTGTGCGGTTGCGAGTTGCTCGGTGAGATTTGCAATAGCGGTTTCGGCTTCGTTAAACGATGCTTCGAACTGCGCTTTTTCCTCTGCGAGTTTATCAGCCTTGGCTTTAGCCTCGGTCAATTCCGTGACTGCGCTGGCAAGATCGTTTTCGACTTCGTCAATCTTTGCGGTCAATTCCGATACTTTGTTTTCAGCGTCAACCAAGCTCGATTCCAAGCTATTGACTTTTTCGACAAGTGCCGCATCAGGTTTGAATTTGTCTAAAATGCTCATCACTTTTGATTTCGTGTCAAAAATTTCATCAGCGAATCCCATTTCAATTGCTTTCTTTGCTGAAATCCAAGTTTCAGATTTCATCATTTTGCGAATGTCGCCTTTGTCCTTACCCGTCTTTTCGGCATAAACTCCCGCGATTTCGTCACTGATTTCTTCCAGCATTTCCGCACCTTTGCGCATTGCATCGGCGTTGCCATGAATGCCAGTTGATGCGTCATGAATCATCATGCGCCCATTGCTGGCAATCGTGATCTTGTCAGCCGCCATCGCAATCACGCTGCCCATGGATGCTGCCAGCGTGTTGATTTTCGCCGTAACATACACACCACGTTCGCGCAGTTCTCGCATAGCGTTATAGATTCGATAGCCCTCGAAAACGCTGCCGCCTGGCGAGTGAATTTCGATTTCCAACGTATCAACGGCATTTTCTGCGCACGCTGTAACGTCTCCGAATGTATAGCAATCAGATACTGCAGCCATGCCGTAAACCTTCTCAATTTCTTCGATAATCTGGTCAACGCTGTATTTATGCACTTGGTCGTTGAGTTTGACCTTTGCCGATTTGTTCTCAATTTGTAGCAAGTTCATTTTCTTTCATTTCGTTAGGGGTTAGCATTGCCATTTCTCGTTCTTCGATTCTCACACCATCGGGCGCGGATTCGTTAGCGATTGCAACTTTGGTTTTTTGCATCACAAGGTAGTTGATCCGCTCGTCGATGTGATCTTCGGGCGATTTGCCAAGGTATCCCAAAATGTCGTTAGGATTCAAGAATCCCGCTTTCCACATCTCGATTAGTTCCTTTGATACTCGCCCGTCATCAATCGTGATTTTTTTCGGATAGCTGAATTTCCAGCGATACCACATGGCGTTTTCTGGTAGGTCGCCGCGTTTGATGAATTTTGCGATAGCATAGCCCACCATGCGCTTTGCTGCATACTCTAGCAGGTCTTGACGGTCTTCCACCGCTCTTTGTGCGCGTCCAAGGTCTGCCCGTTCCGCCGTGCCTTGTCCTGTAGCGTGCCATATCATCGAATACGGCCAGTTCATGCCCGCAAGCGTCTTGCGGTAGATGCGGTTTTGAAAGCTCTCCCACATGTCTCCAGGTCGATCATTCTTGATCGTCTCCAGCTTGCCGCCAGACTTGCTCGCAAAGTAGCGAATTTGCCCGCCTTGGTAAGATTCTTGAATGATGCCTTTTTCGCCGCAAGTAACGTCTCCAGTGCCGTTTAGCACGTTCGCGTTATCCTCAGGGTCTGGCATTCCAGTGTCGTTGTATTCGATCAGTCCGATGCTCGATAGCATCAGTTGTGCATGACGCTCCCAATCGTGAGACTGGAGCGAGTCGCGCAAATCATTGATTGCGTGCGTTGCGGCTGGTAATCCGCGCCCCTGCTCTTGGAATGACGGGTCGTAAAGGTGAATACAATCCCGCGCCGAAAAGTATTGTTTCAGCGTGCCGTCCTCGTTGATAAAGGAAAACGCCACGGGCGCGCCCTTGCTGTAAATTACGCCGTCAGTAATGGTCAATCCCTTGTATGCGCCGGATTCCAGCTTGCCATCACGCACTCCGTTAGGCGTAGCGATTCGATGAGATGGAATATGTTGAATACGCGGATAGCCCTCGCCAGTTTCCGTTAGAAGAACAAATGCCTCGCCGTCTCGGTCAATGGCGCATGAGAGTTGATACAGCGAGGTTTTGAAATCGTGCATCCCGCCGCGAACGTCACAGATGCCATACCATTCGTCATTGATTTTCGCCTCGGCTTGCTTCTTCCAGTCGGTATCAACTGACTGCGATTGTGCCTGCCAACTGCGCCCCACGGAATACATCGCCTTCTGCTGGATTGCTCCCAGCAATACGCCTTCGTTAGTGTAAAGCCTGCGCGATGCTGAAACAATCGTTTTCCTATCCCACGAAGGAATCAGCGTGCCAATATCCTGCATTCGCACTGGCTCCCACGGACGTGCGCTAGTGTCTCTCTGTGCCGCCTTTGCGAATTTGAACGGCTCTCCCCATTGGTTTACTATCATAGCTGCGCGGTGTT